TCTTCATTAGTTTTTTATCGTCACTTCCTGAATATACGTATCCGTTGCTATCTACTGCTACTGACCTAATCGTGTTTGTATGTCCTGTGAATTCCCATATCTTTTGTCCACTTGGTGATATCTTCATTAGTTTTTTATCGTCACTTCCTGAATATACGTATCCGTTGCTATCTACTGCTACTGACCTAATCGTGTTTGTATGTCCTGTGAATTCCCATATCTTTGTTCCGTTCGGTGATATCTTCATTACTTTTTTGTAGCTTCCTGAATAGACATTGCCTTGACTGTCTACTGCGACTGAATTTACCGAGTTTGTATTTCCAGTAAATTCCCATATCTTATTCGGAGCTTTTTCTTCTGTGTATGACAATACTTTCACATCGGCTGGCTTGATAATATCTCCGATTCCGTATCCTGTTTTTATATTTCTTATACCTGTTGCCAGTTCCTGAAAACTACTCTTATTGCTAACTCCAGTTTGTCCTTTGTCGATGATGGCGTTAGCAATTTGAAGTTTTCCATTATCGACATTTTGAAAAAGTATTTTTCCTTGTTCCGCACTTAATGCCTTAGTTGTTCCACCTGTGGTCAGGTCATTCACAATAATTGTCTTATTTGCCCCCGCTTCTATGCCTTTTAGCTTTGTTTGCTCCGCAGTTGTAAAGTCGTTGGTTGACAGACCTTTGCCTTGTACTTTGCTAACTTTATCGTCATTTAAAAGCTCTATATTTTCTTTTAAAGTTTTGTAATCTAAATTAGTGAAGTTTCTTGCAATTACTGTCGCTTTTTCCCACTTCTTCGCCAGTCCTTCTATCGCCCTTTGGACTTCCAATCCTCCGTCTGTTCTCTTAGATTTTACAAGGACTGTTTCTGCGTTTTGGTCTGTGCCTATGACTGCAAGTGTTGGTAAGTCGCCAAGCACACTTGCGTCATTTACATATATTGTCGTGCCTTCTGGCGCAACATTTTCTTTTAAGTATGTTTCTGGTGAGTTAGCTACACCAGAATACATTGTTTTTAATTCTGCCACTAAAAATCGCCTCCCCCTCTTGAATTAGTAAATAATTGAATGAATATACTTGCGTTAATTCTCGTTAAACCGTCTGGCACTATTTCAACTTCATGCCATGTGCCTCTTTGGATTTTTCCACCATCGTCTTTTGATAAGTAAGGTATGATGTTAACCTCTGTTTTGTAGTTATAGGTTGTTTTTCCATCAATCCTCAAATAACAGCTGTTGGCTCTTTCTCCTTCATATATTCCGTGCTTCTCTTCATGAGTATGTCCAGGAATCGTAACAGGGTGTGAATGGTCTGGAACACTGAAAGAATGAGAGTGTGGAGGTATTGAGATGTTGTGTTCGTGGCTGTACACGTGATATATTTGCCCGCTTCCTATCCAAGCACCTCGAGCATCTCTGATATCAATAGTGATATTATCGCCATTAACATTTGCCGGCCCATGCGTGGTGTCTATTTCTCCACCTCCAGAAGATGTAGAACCATATTGCCCGCCTCCAGCAGCAGTGGAAGTTGTTGTGGTTTCCTTGTATTCCAAGCCCACACTGTAAGACCTAAAGGCTTCTATTGTGTAATTAAGGATCAGTTTATTTATTCTCGCCATCTCTTGAGGTATATAAAATTTAATCTTTAAAGGGTGTCCTTGGTCTGCATTGTCCGCATAGACTATCTGTTGTAAGTTAGTTGCTCCTTGAGCGTAAGTGTCGTTAATTCTTGCTCTCTCTTGCAAGTCGGATATTGAGCCAGTAACATTTTTAGCCTTGTTTGCCACTTCTAAGTCCACATCAAATGGATTACCTCTTACATCATTCTTAGATACTTTGACTATTGGTACTATGATGTTTATATCGTCTTCTAAATCTCTTACCAGGATATTATCTCCAGGCATGAACCTTGGATTTTTATTAGGATTTTCCACCGATAAGTCAACTGCTTTTAACTTGTAAGACACATAAGGCTCGGATAACTCGTTTAAAACTTTTTGAGTATAGTCTTTCAAAGTTTCTGCACTCTCAAAGCGTCTGTCTGCAAGTATTGAGGACTTTAAACCATACTTGCCCACATTCTTTTCAAGATAAGGCTTGCCATTATTAATGCTCTTAAAAGTAAGTTGATTGTCGCCCTCGCCATAGCCAAGCCCATAGAGCCTTGTTACAAGATTCGTTGGGTCTATAGTCTTTTCGATGTTTTGCATGTTCTTCTTGTATTGAATGTCCGCCTTGTAGCCTTCTTCTACTTTCTTGAGACTTATCCCCCAAGGTCTTGAGGTGGTGTCAAACTCCCATCTATAGCCCTCAATGAAAGGCTTAGGGATAGAGAAAAGACTTGCTAAAAGATTTTCATTTTCCCACTTGTACTCAAATTGCTTTCTAAAATCGCAGTCGACAAGTTGCCAGTACTTCGTGGTCTGCTGGTCTAATACATATCTGATGACTCTATCTGTATAGACACCTAAGTTGCCTATTTGGTGATATTGAAACATGACGTCATCAAGCAGTGTTGCCAGCACGTGTTCGCAGTCGTACTCAATGTATGCTACTTCTTCTCTTGTCATTACTGATGGTAAAATTCTAAAAAGTTCTAATCTTTTTTCGCTATCGAAAAGCTCTACAAAATAGTGAGGCTGGCAGTACTGATTTTTTTTATCGTCTTTAGGAAGTCTAAATTTGCAAGTCCATAGCTCGTTAAGTGTAAGCTCATAGCTGATGTCATACGCGTTCTCAAGCCTTGCTAGCTCTTTCATTTGTGGATTGTATATTTTAATTGAATATTTCATTACAACCACTTGTCCTTCCAGTATGCGTCTACCTGTATACTTCCTGCCCCTTCTGCTATGATGCTGACACCATTTTCGCCGATTAAGAAGTCAAAGAAGTCACCATCACTCGACATTAAGTGAAGTGCGTTCTCGCCATTCTTCGTAACAGTTAGGTTGCACATGTCAATCTCAATTTCTTCTCCAGGTCTTAGAAATACATCTTTAAGTTCAAGATAAGACTCACCCAAAAGTGAAGCTACAGCTTTTGTAAATATTTCGATTTCCGATTGACCTGGACCACCGAAAACCAGGTTACTCGCAAGTGCCTTAGCGTCAAAACTTATAGAAGCACTGGCTCTACTTGATGTGACTTCTGCATATGCTGAAGCCTTAGAGTCAATGTAGATGTTCACCGCCCTGTCTGTCTTGATAATTTTATCAATATTAACAGTCTTACATACTGCGGACACGTTAATCTCGGCATTTGCACTGACACTTGACTCACTTGAGTCTTTAATATTAAATTTACCAAGATTATATCTCTTCATATTGCTTATCCTACACTGATTTCAAGGTTGTTACTGTCTATTATGAATTTATTTCCTTCAGTTATCGTTGTTGGCTTGTTAAAAGTGCCATACACTAAAAGATTTCCTCCAGTTTGAGAATCTCTTATCCCAAAGTAAGATATTTCGCCCCATTCTGCGGTTGCTGTTGGAAATTCAATTCTTTCTTGGTTGCTCACTGTTGCTCTGTCAGCTTGTTGGCTGGGTACTATGAAAGTAACTCTTTGTCTTGCATATGCTCCGCCAACTACTTCCGCTCCAGTATCAGCATCTGTCGGATTGGTCTTGTATAGTGCTATATATAGTTGCCCTGGCTGATTTACTTGTTGGTTTCTGAAAAAATAATTTATGATATTATCTTCCAAATAATTTGATGCTCTCAATTTTCTACCACCTTTCTTGTTAATCTAATGTTTCTTATATTTGTTGTGCCTGTATTTTTTATTATTATGGATCCACACGTTTTAACATTGCCTATGTTTTCTATTGTTATTTCTGTATTTCTGCCACCGTCTTTTAAAACCCTGTTAAGTTCTCTTGAAAGTGCAAATGGCTGACACTCGAACTCAATCTTCATAATGCCTTTCGGTTGTAAGACAAGTTGATCGATGCCAACTGCACTGTATACAGAGGCTTCATAGGCTCTGTCTGGTTCATCATCAAAAATAAGCAGGCCAGACCCCGAAAGCCAGCCTGCCAATTCTCTTATCTTGCTTCTAAGTTCTTCGTGCTTTGCGGTTTCCATAATTCCTATCTGGCACACTATAGTTCTTTTCTCGTATTCTGTAGATTCAAGTTCTAAGGTTCCTGACCTTCCAAGGATTTCAAATTCTTTTCTACGTCTTTCAGGAATTGCAGTTCTATCTACAGATTTCATGCCAATTTTGAAAGTGCTGGAGTGTTTTCCGTTAAAATTAAAGCCTATCATATGACTACCTCTCCTCTGCCTCTTGAGTCTTTTTTAATCAGCTTGTAGAGCTCTTCTGCAATCTTCTTGATGTCTCTTTCTTCTCTCACTTGGAAATTATTTCCAGTTATTAAGATATCACCACCAGAGGATCTCTTGTCCATTTCATCGCCGATAAGTTGTCTTAAATCTTCTAATGCTCCTACAAACTCTGGTCTTTTTTCTCCTACACCGATAATTGATGGGCTGGAGAAGATACCTCCCTTATCATACCATGATAATTTTGGTGCGCTTGGCGGGTTTAGGCTGAAATGTCCTGTTATTTTAGGACTTGGCAATTTTGGTAGCTTTACTGACGGGATTTCTAATTTTAATCCGCTGAAAAAGCCCTTTATTGCATCGATTGCGCTTTTTACAGTGTTTTTTGCTGCGTTGATAGGTGTTTCAATTGCAGTTTTGATGGCATTCCATGCTGCTGTTGTTGCGCTTTTTATCCCTTCCCATATTCCGTCTATCGTTGTTTTTAATCCGTTGAAAATATTTGCCGCACTTGATTTGATACCGTTCCAAATACCCTCTACGGCTGATTTAATGCCATTCCAAATTGTAGACGTTGTAGCCTTAACTGCATTCCAAACTGTGTCTATTGCAGTTTTAATCGCGTTAAAGGCTGTTGTTGCTGTCGTTTTAAGTCCATTCCAGATTGCTAAGATCGCCGTCTTAATTCCATTCCAAATAGTCGTTGTTGTACTTTTAACCGCATTCCAGACAGTGGTTATAGCTTGTTTAATTCCCTCAAAAGCTGTTGATGCAACACTTTTTAAACCATTCCAGATTCCAGTTAGGGTCGACTTGATACCTTCCCAAGCTGAAGACCAGGCTGAAGATATTCCTTGCCAAATGCCAGATAGAAAGTCTACGATAGCTCCCCAAATTTCAGAGGCTTTCTCTTTGATAGTGTCCCAGTTCTTATATAGCAGCACTCCTATAGCAATTACCGCTGCTATTGCTGCAACAACTAATCCTGCTGGACTGGTAATAAATCCAATTGCCTTTGCAAATAAATCTGCTCCTTTTCCGCCTGCACTAAAGAAACTTATAGCTTTTCCTAATCCACCGCTTAGCTTACCTACAGCAACAAGCACTGGTCCGATTGCAGCTGCTATTAGTCCTACTTTAACAATGAATTGCTGCGTTTCTGGACTTAGCTTTCCAAACCAATCCGAGAATTTTTTAAAAGCATTGATGGCGCCTTCGAGCATTGGTACTAAGACTGTTTGTAGTGCGGTTCCTAAGTCCGCTCCGCTCATTTTAAGGTTATTCATAGCTTGTTCTACAAGGTCGATAGGATCCACCATACCTTCCCATGTAGAGTCTACCGATCCTGCTGCTTCTTCCATAGCATTTGCGAACTCATCAGCGTTTAAGGCTCCACTTTCAAGCACTTCAAGCATGAAGGCGCCGCCCTTAGTACCGAATGCTTCCGCTGCGATTGCCAGCTTTTCTTCATGGGTTGTTGCGCTTGCAAGCTTTTCTTGCATTTCTTGTAGACCTTGAGTAACTGACTTACCCTCTTTCGCCCAATTGGTCTGCGCTCTTGTTAAATAAGATAGAGCCTTGTTAGAGTCAATACCTTTCTGCTCCATTCGCCCCATCATCTCTGTTGCCTGTGCAAAGTTTAAGCCTAACTCTTTTAATTGCGGACTTCCTTTAATGACTACATCAAACAGTCTGTCTGTTGATACTCCCGTGTTTTGCGCAGTTTTCGTAACAGAGTCCAAGACCATATCCAAGTCTTTCGCAGATAGTCCGTATTTCTCTATCGCTTGTTTTGCGTTGATTGTGGAGTTAGTGACATCTGCACCATTAATCTGCGCAAATTTAATCATCTTTTCGGATGCTTTTTCAAGCTCTTCTCCAGTAAGTCCAAATTGGGTATTGATTTCGCCGATTGCATTTCCGACTTCGTCAAAGCTTGCTGGCATATTTCCTGCAACATTCCTGAAGCTTTCTTCAAGACTCTTAGCTGCTTCACCAGTTGCACCAGTCTTAGAGATGACTGTATCAAGACCATTGTCGACTTCTTTAAATGCTGCTATAGAAAGTCCTGCTACTGCTGCTATTGGTGCAGTTACACCTTTGGTCATACCTTCGCCAACTTTTGCCATCTTGTCGCCTGCGGATTGAAGCTTGTCGCCTACGTCTTTCCACTTACTGTTTGTCTTGTCCAGCTCGCCCTGCAAAGACTTAAGCTGATTTTCTGTTTTGATAATCTCTCTTGTTAGTGCGTCATATTCATCTTGACCGATTTTGCCTTCGGCAAGTGCTTTTTTGGCTTGTTCTTGTGCTTCTTTTAAGGTCTCAAGTTTTTTCTTAGTGTTCTCGACAGATTCGGCAAGTACTCTTTGCTTTTGAGCTACAAGATCTGTATTTCCTGGATTAAATTTTAAAGACTTTTCAATGTCTCTTAATTCTTTGTTTAAATCTCTTGAGCTTTTGTTGACGTCTTTTAAAGCCTTGTCAAGCTTGGTGGTATCTCCGCCAATTTCAATAGTTATCCCTTTGATATTTCCTGCCATTTTCTCACCCGCCTTTAAAATTTGTCAAAATCTTTCTGTGATGCTATCTTCGTGTCTTTTTCTTCTGGTTCTTTGTTTAGGTCGTTATAAGTCTTACAGTAGTCTACGATCTGTCCGATCGTCATATTGTCAAAATCTTTCAGAGTAAGTCCACGACTGATAGCACCAGCCATTATTATTTCGGTGTCTACTTGTTTTTCACTGTTGCTACTTTCGCTATTTCCTTCAATTTTTTTTTAGAAAATAATGACTCAAAAAGCATAGGAAAAACTTCAACTGCTATATCAAAAACTGGGAACTCGTCAAATTGATTAAACCATTTCATGGGCTCTGGAATTGTGTCATCTGCACACTTAGCAAGTGTCCAGAGTAAGTTCATGATGTCAATTAATTCTAAGCTGTAAACATTTTGCAAAAGCCCAGATAGCGTTGATGGTTTTAATTCAATGTTTCCGTCCTTTTTTACGCTTTCTTTTAAAATATCGTCCATACCGTCTAAGAGCTCTGAAATTAAAGGCATAATAACTGTAAGTATGTCCGCATTAAAATTTGCCTTATAAACTAAAGGAAAAGAAGCACTGGCTTTAAACTGTACTTCCTTTCCGTCTATTACTATAGTTTTTATCATACTTATGCTCCAGCTACTGGTACCATTACATAAGGCTTAGTGAAAAAGTCATCATAGCCTGTAGCGCCTTCAGATATTTTCGCTTTAACTATTTTGGTGTCTGTTGCAGGTATAGCTTTTAAGCTTATCTTGTCTGTAGTTGGATCTGTCTTATCTTCTTTAGTTTTCCCTTCCACTGAAGGCCTTGAACTGGTCACATGATAAAAGATATGTCTTGTTTTGTTTTTATCTCCATCAAACTCAAAAGCAAGCGCGTATGGTACTGACTTTGCGTCTGCCTTTTCTACGATTGCTCCGTTTTTATCTTTGATTGCTCCTAAGATTTTTACTTCGAAGTCTTCAGGAATTAATGCGATTTCCAAGTCGCCTGAGTAGCCGTTGTTTGAAAATTCTGACCAGTAAATCACATCATCTGCATAAAATTCATTGCTGTCGCCTTCAGCGTCAAGTGATAAATTAACCGCTCCTGGTACTTTGATAACCTCCCCAAAGGTTACACCTGTTTCCTTATCGTCTGTGATAGGGAATACATGAACGTTCTTTAAACCAAATTTAACTTTATTTGCCATTTAATTTCTCCTTTCAAATGTAGTATGGAATTAAGAAGACTCTTTCACTGTCTATATAAACGTCTTGTCCTTTTTCCCACACTATTTCTGCTTCATCTAACAATTTTTCAAGCCTTTCTTCTAAGGCCACAGCTTTATTTCTTACATACAATTCAATATTCCAGTGAGCTTCCTTGTCATAGACCACGTTATCCGCCTTAAAGTTATTAGAGCCTGCTCCATAGTAGACTATGAAAGGCACTATTCCAGGCTCTGGATTGACAAAGTAGCCTATTGGTTTTCCGAGCGGTTTTAAAAGTTTTACAGGATTGATTTTATCCATGCTCAATCCCCCTTTTTAATTCATCTTCAAAGTTCTTAATTGCTTTCTGTTCAACTGCTGCTATGTGAGGCTTTGCTGCAACTCTGCCGCCGTTGACTTTAGCATGGCCAAACTCCAATAAGTGAGTTAGCCTGTAGTGCTCCTCATTCCAGACTATACTTGACTTACTTCTTGTAGCTGTTTGACCTTCTCTTTTGCCCCAGCCGCTGGCATATTCGCCAGACTTTTTGGGGCTTGAAGATTTTAAATCACTTACAGTTTCTTTCGCGACTTTGTCTACAGCCTTGTTAACCACGTCATTTGCGAGGTCCAGTTGCTCTTTTGTCGCTTTTTCTATTTCTTTAACTAAGTCAATTGACATTGACGACCTTCCTTTCGCAGACTAACTCTAACTTATCAAGTGTTCGCTGATAAGTTCTAATGATGGTGTATTCAACATCATCACAAATCACAAGGTCTGCATCTTTAAATTCTTCAGCATAGATTTCAAAGACGAAGTTAGGTTTAAGTCCTTGATTTGCTGCTCTATAAAATTCAGCTTGACCTACTGACATTTTTTCAGCGAAGACTGTCCACACTTCGTCTTTAGAGATTGGATTGCCCCAGTCATCAGTAGCCTTGCCACTATGTTTTATAAGTTTAATTTCCACTGATTTTTTCATGGGGCAACTCATCTCCATACTTTTCACTAAGTGCCAAGTGGATTTTTAAAGCTGTATAGCATTCTATAAGGCCGTCTCTGTCAGGGTTTTCACTCCCAAAATGAGCCTTTACATAGATACCAACGGCTCTTTTGATAAGTTCATCGTCAAGCTTCTCCACTCCGCTTATTCTTAAATCTAAAAGACAAGCATCGATTAAACTCTTGATTTCTTCATCAAAGGCTTCTGTCTTAGCTTGTCTTAATAAGATTTTGCAATATTTTAAAAGTTCAGGTGTCATTTTAATCACCCTTTTCTGTTTTCTTTACTTCCTTCTTTTTCGGTGAGTCGTCTATGACTACACCTGCATCAAGATACTTCTTCAAGTTCTTGTTTTTATCGTCAATTTCTTCGTGGATATTATAAAAGACCTTGGTTTCAAGGTCTTGGAATCCACTTACTACTCTATAAGCCATTTAATTAAACTCCTTTTACAAGGTAAGCGAAGGCTTTTTCGTCGATTACTCCAGCGTCGTGAACTTCATATCCTACGAAGTCAGTTGTTCTTGCTTTTGCGTGGTTTTCAGTAACAAGTTTCATGTCTTCAGAGATATTTTCCTTATAACCTGCTGCCATGTTACCAATTAGAATTTCTCCATCGCCCATTGCGTCCTCTTCCATGACTGGAATACCGAAGATTCTACCTACTCCACCGACTGTTACATCAGGAATAAATAGAGGTCTTCCTTGACCGTCCATTAAGTTTGCTAAAGTTCCCCAAACAGTTGCATTGTTAGCATAGATCTTAGCTCCACTTACATAGCCTGACTTGATCTTTGACATAGCTGCTGTGATGTCTTTATAAGTTAAGCCATCAGCCTTGTAAGATACCTTTTGAGGTGTTGATGTTTCTGCTTCGATTGCAGTTACAACTCCTTGAGGATATTTTGCATCGCCCTTGCCTTTTACAAATGCCTTAGCTTTAGCTGCTCCCATTCTTTCTCCCAATTCTCTTTGAATGAAAGGAATAAAGTCAGCTACAGCCATAGCTTGTAATTTCCAGGTTACTGTTACTGCTTTTGATAGTTCTTTTCCGTTAAGGGTTAACTCTCCAAATTTGTTTTCTTCATCCGCTGTTGGAGTTGCTTCATCGTAATAGTCCGCATCTCCTGCTGGAATAGCTGTTCTCTTTGCGTATTTAACAGTCCCTTTAATTCTTGTTGGAGTTACATCAGCTAAGATTGGGTGAAGTTCTTGCATTGTGTCGATGATTCCACCAATAACTGTTTCTGGGATAACTACTTCTGTGTTAGTTGTGCTGTGAGTATACACGTTTTCAGGGTTCATTTGATTAAATAGGTTAATTTCGTCTTCATTAAGATCTCTTTGTAGTGCTACTTTCGCAAATACTTCTTCGTAATTAATCTTGTTCTTTTCTTTGATATTTTCCACTGTTTTTAAGCCTCCTTCGCTTACGGATAAATTTTTCATATCAGTTACTTCCTCATTTTCCTTGTTTAGTGCATCTAAGTTTGCTTGTTCTTTTGAAGTTTCTTCAAAGTCTGCATCAAGTTTTTCAATTTCAGCTCTTTTTGCTGCTGCTTCTTCAATCTTTCCTTGATTGATAAGGTTTTGTGCTTCTTCAAGCATTGCTGCTCTCATTTCTAAGTATTTTTCTCTGTTCATTTTAAATTCTCTCCTTTAATTTTAATAGGTTGAGCTGTTCTTGCTCTTTCTCTTGCTTTAATTTATCAATAACAGCTTGAGGGATTAGAAAATCGCTCGCTGCTACTAATCTGAATTGGTCATCATTTTCTGCCTTGGATAAGATTTCATCAATGAAGCCATTCTCTAAGGCTTCATCAGGTGTGAACCATGTTTCATAGTCCATAAGATTTAAAATTTCTTCTCTTGTCTTGCCAGTCTTTAGCATATAAGCATTTGCGATGGTGTCGTTAGATTTTTTTAGTTGCTCTGCAAAATGTTCAAAATCTCTATAGTCGCCTGATCCTGATGCGCTGACATTGTGTATCATCATTTGTGCAGTAGGACTCATCTTTACGTGAGTTCCTGCCATTGCAATGACTGAAGCTGCACTTGCTGCACGTCCTGTGATAGTGATATTGACATTGCCTTTGTGCTGCATAAGTGCTGTGTAGATTTCAGAGGCTGGATAGATATATCCGCCTGGTGAGTTGATTTCTATATCCACATCCTGGCCATCAATTAAATTTAAGTCTTTTGGACAAAAGGCTTCCATCTCGCACCATTCGTATATCCACTTATCATCATTGCTTACTATCGTTCCATTAATTTTTATTGTCATTTTCTTCACCTCCTTGCTCGATTTCTCTTGTATCTAATCGTCTTATATAGGCTTGGCCCAGCCCGTCAGGAATAGGTGCCATGTTAAGAATTTCTCTTACTTCGTCAGGGTTCATGATTCCACGATCCACAAATTGAACTAAGTTTAATTTTGTTTGCATACTTGCGAAGTTTAAGTTTGAGGATTCAAAGATGATTTTATTCCCGAAGCCTCTTTCGCGTCTTGTAAATATCTTTCTTGTGAATTCGTTTGACATCTGCACCAATACTGGCTCGATCTCTGCTTCATAGTATGAGATCCACTGATCTTCATTGTAACTTGATTGAATGATGTTCTCGTTAGTATTAAAGAAACTATAGATCCTGTCGACCGTTCCTTTTGTTTGAGCTGAATTTGGTACATAGCTATTTGGCTCTACTTGTTGCGCATCTACTTTCGCGTCAGTAGCAGCAGCTCCTGTCGTCTCTGATTCAATGCTTAAAAAGCTGTTTACAAATTCTTTGGTTTGTCTTTTAAGGTCTTCTTCTCTTAACACCGTATTAAATTTCAAAAGCCAAGTGATGATATTGCTATTCTTAATCGCCTTAACTATTCCTTGATCTGTAGTGTTAACTATTTCCATTAATTGAGTTAAGGCTTTCGCTGGACTTTCTCCAAAAATATCGTTATTGTTAAAGTCTCTTCGGATATGAATTACATCAGAATATTTAAAAGTATAGTATTTCCCCTTAATTAAGAATTTTAAAAAGATTTCGCCTTGATTGTTTTGCAGCGCTTCAACACTGTTTGAATTGACAGGATAAATCGCTGTTGCCAGCCCATTTAAATCTCTTTCAATTAAAGCAAATGCGTTATTATTTAAAGCCAGTTGATTCGCCATTTTTTCCTGTAGCATCTGTCCACTCATATAAGGGTTAGGTTCTTCAAGCAAGAATCTGATATATGGTTCAGGATTAACCTGCGTATTAATGTTGTCTTTTCTTATATGTTTTGCTACTGCTTTTCCTATAGCTTGTGTTTTTGGTCTTATGCAGGATCTGACAATGTCAGAAGCGTATAAGTTGCCATTGTAAGAATAGAAGCCCTCACCTCTTTCAGTTACCATCTTGTAACCAGAAACTCTTACGGTTTCGTCTTTATTTTTTAAAAAATTAAAAATTCCCATTTTTCACCTCCTTAAATTAAAGTTAGGTATTCTTCTAAGTTGTCTTCTAAAACTATTAAAGCATCCATCAGTGATGCGACTCCATCAATTCTTCGTCTATGATTGCTTGTTTTAACTAAGGCTATGTTGTCGTTTGTGTCTGTTTTAATTGCTGCGTTAGATAAGTTCCATTTTGTGATTGGGTTATTGTTGTAATTGACCTTCTTAGCTTTTAAATCGCTTTCTAATCTTTTCATAGGGTTACTGAAAGTCTTAGCGCCTTGAGCGACTGGGACTGGAACTGTTTTTCCAAAGTATTGAGTGAGCTCATCAACTAAGTAAGTAGCCGACCATCTGTCGTAACCGATTTTAAAAATGTAGCAGTCCATTTCATTTTGAACTTCCAAAAACCACTTCGTGATGTCTTTGTAGTCAACCTTGTTTGTACCTGACCTTCTTAGAAGCCCTCTCTCTTCCCAAACATCATATGGGATCTTGTCTTCCTGACTTCGGCTTTCAATTAAATCTCCAGGCAGCCAGTACATCTGTTTTACATAGGTTTTCTCATCATCTGGCAATTTAAAGACTATAGTTGCGCAGGTTAAGTCTGTAGTTGCTGACAAGTCTATTCCGCCGACACAATATCTCGGTTTTAACTTTGATATATCGTATGTTGCTCTATTGTCGATAGTTTCAAAAGTCAGCCACGCTTCGCTTGTAGTCTCTGGTATGTCAAAGTCCTTAGTGAGCAGGTTCTTTACAAGCTTGCTATTAGCTTTGGCTTTGTTGACCTTGTCCTTTAAAGCATCAGTCTTTTTTATAGTGCCAAGTCCTGGATTGGCCTGCGTCCATGTTTCTGGATCCTTCCAAGTCTTTCTGTCGTCTAACTCGTAGACCAAAAATAAGGACCTTTCGTCCTTATATCCGTCAGGATCTGTATAGCCGTTGATCGTCCTTTCTGCTTCGTCGTATATATCATCATATACATTTTCTCTGACTGTTCCTGCTGTTGTTGTAATTAATATTAATGGCTGATCTCTTGCGCTTGTTCCATCGACTATAACGTCGTATAGGTTCTTGTCTGTCCAAGCGTGAATCTCGTCCATGGTTGCTCCATGGACATTAAGTCCATCAAGTGTGTCTGAATCTCTACCAACTGGTTTATAAATGCCATCGTTAATTTCGCAAGTAAGTTCAGCTACAAGAGGCTTGATTCTCTTGCTAAGTGCAGGCGACTTCTTAACCATTCGCTTGGCTTCTAACCAGATAATTTTTGCCTGGTCTTTCTTCGTAGCTACACTGTAGATTTCAGCGCCTGGCTCTCCATCTGCAATGAAGAGATATAAACCTTCAGCAGCAGAGAGAGTGGACTTCCCATTTTTTCTTGCAACGATTAAAACTACTCTTTGGTATTTTCTTTCGCCAGTGATCTTATGGACTATACCGAAAGTCGCTGCTACCTTTGCCTTTTGCCATAGCTCCAGGATAAAAGGCTTACCGCCCATCTTGCCCTTAGAGTGTTTGCAGTATTTCTCGATGAAGCTTATAGCATGATTAGCCTTGCCTTCGTCATACTCCCATTCGCTTTCTGGATCTCCCAAGAATTTCACGATGTACTCGTAGGTTTTATAAACTTTGGTACTGACTTTAATTCTGTTCTCATTCATCCACTCCCAATAGGCTTCTATTGGATTTTTATTTTTCATTTAAGAAGTCCTCGAAGCCATCATCAATTTCTTTTTGCTGTTCTTTTGGAAGCAGATCCATCAGTTGTTTAATGATTGTTGAGTATCGCTGTACCATCGTGTTATAAGACTTGAGCGCAGGATGCTCTCTTAAAATTGAGTAAGCTCCTTGCGGCATTTCGTCAATTGGGCCATGTTCATCTATCAGAGCTTTTAATTCTTTTAGAGTAGATTTCATAAAGGCAGCTTCTTCGATTAAGTTCTTCGCAGTTAGTCTTTTAACTCGCTCTACATCCTTATATAAACTTGTAAGTCTTGTTATTTCTTTTTTAATCTCTTTATCTTTTTCTATAGCCATCTTTCTTCACCTACCTTTAGGCATTTTGGAGGGGGTTATGTCAAGTTTGCCTGTGCATTTTTTGGCTGTACCCCGCTCGGTCCCTTATTGATAATCATTATCATATTTAATAGGGGGGATATAAGCTACTTTTCAACCTTTTTCTTTTTCAAAAATGTTTCCCTCATTATCAAAAAATAAATTTTCTTCAACTGCATGATGCTTTTTAAAAGTTTTCGTGTTGTGGCACTCCAAGCATAAGTACTGCAAGTTCTTATGATTAAGTGTGATATTCACATCGTTTATATTATCTGGAGTGATCTCCTTTATATGGTCGACTATGTATCCTCTCTTCTTCTTGCAGTGCTGACATAGACCGCCATCAATAGCTTCTCTCTTCGCAATAAAAGAAGCACGACACTTTTGCCATGCTTTCGATTTGTAAAACTTTTTTGAATAATCTTTGGCCATCCCTATTTTCCTTAAATTAACATACCCGCTCCCGCCCCTTAGCTTATCAGTATGTACTTTCCCTTAGCTTTGTTATACTCAAAGCTACTTCCTTTTGTATGAAGAAAATTTAGGAGGTGATTAAAAATAGGAAGTCTTACATACTTCCCTATTTTAAATATAACAAATTTCTTTGGTTCAAAAAGTGCTATCTTTTGACAACCCTATTAACTCTAACTCTTTTCTTTTCATCGATGAGTTTTTCCAATTTTTTAATAATAAACTCCCCATCTAAATCAGAGAGCATTTTAAAATATTCTGATCTAAAGAATCTTTTAATTTCATTTCTTTTGCTCGGCAAAAACTTATAGTCTCTAACAGCCTGCTCAATTATCGCAACTATAAGTACATCTATATTCTGCATCATTTAAATATCTCCTCGTTACATCTTTTAAATTCTTGTAACGCGTGGCCGTGTGCGTGTTTGATATAGCTGTAGTCGTAAGTATAGGTACTTGATATTTCTATCAGACTTCTGTCTAAGATGTAGTGATTAATTAATATTAACCTATGAAGAGGATTACTCATTTTATTAATCTCTCTATTAATCTTATCTTTAAGATCGACAAGCTTATCTATCTGTCTATCTATCTTTTTTTCTAAATCAACACTCTTATCAATCCAGTTTGTGAAGTTATTACTTTTTGAATTTTGAACTTTATCCCCTGTATTAAATCCGCCAAGCTTTAAAGCTCTGCTCTTTAAGTCCTCTATCAAAAGTAAGTTTGAATTAATCTCGCTGTCAAGGTGCCTGATCTGGCTTAGATATTGTTTCGGTGTCAACCTGCTCATACTCTTACTCCTACAATCTTAAAAGCATCCTCTACACTTCTGGCCACTCCATATAAGACTTTTTGTTTTTCCATTTGCTTTCCAAAATCTATCTGTTCTGGACTTAACCTGCCTTTAACATTCTTAACCTCGATAAAAAACATCTTGCCGTCTGATTTTCTAAACCCAAAAAGGTCTGGAAACCCTTTTGGAAGCCCTGTGCTTATAAACCTATTGCCCTGCTTAAATGTTCCAACGTTCGCCCTAAAAACATAACAAGTATAACTTAATGCACTTCTTATCTGGTCTTGTATTGTCTTTTCTGGAATTGGTTTCCCTGTTAAATCGTAACCTGGTTTAATCATTCAGTATGTCCTCAAATAGCTTTCTTTTATTTTGCCCTATTGACTTCCTAAGAGGTGTAACGGCTACTTCAAATGGTTGGCACATCTCTGCAATTCTATCAAAGGTCCTTGCTACTCCATCTTGTCCAGTGAGTCTTTGCTCCAGTGTCTTTAAATCTAAGTTTGTAGTAACTATTAAAGGCTTCTCTGCTCTATATCTGAAATCTATAATTTCATATAGCTTAGCCTTTGCCCAAGAGTTGACCTCTTCAGCTCCCAAGTCGTCTATGATTAAAAGTTCCGCATCTTGTAGTGTTCTTAAAAAAGTATCTGTTCCCTCTTGTCCGAAGCTCGACAGTTCTCTTAACCTCTGTAAGATCCTTGATGAAGTAGTAGCTATGACCGACACTCCTTTATTTAATAAATAATTTGCAATGCAAAAGCTTAGATAGCTTTTACCTGTTCCAGGCACACCATAGATCAGTAGACCTATATTTTTTTCGCGCATAAGATTAAATTTAATAGCATACTTTAAAGCAAGGTTTTTATATTTACAATTTTCTTCAGTAATTTTAAATCTTTCAAAGGTGCAGCTTTCAAATCTCTTATCCATCAAAGAATTAATCTTTAATCTTTTAAGCCTTTCCATTTTTTCTCGCTCTCTGTCTTCTTGTAACAGCCTTTCTCTCTCTCTGTCTTCTTCTTCGCTTAATACTTTTACTCTGAATGTTTGCCCTAATACACATATGGTTTTAAAGTTCGAGTGGCTTGTACCAGTCGTATCTGTTGTCATCTTTCACCTCTTTCTTCTCATAGTCTTTATATTTATCTTCTGTGATTGAATTAAAAAACTTCTTACTGATTTGGTTGATATTTACGTTCTCTTTTAACCAGGTGCTTTCGCTTATCTTTTCAGCAAGTAACTTTACATTATCCCTACCAAAATTTTTAATTAATTTTTTTACTGATGATTGAGAGATTTTTTTGTTTAGGCTTTGCTCTAATATATTTAATATATATATCTCATCATCATCATTATTATCATTATTAATCATTATTCTTTCATTATTGTTTAGGCTTTTCACTGGCTCTTCACTGGCTTCTGGCTGGTCTTTCACTGGCTCTTCACTGGCTTTTTTACTCTTATTGTCATCTTGATAAAAGTTGTAATTTACAATAGTTATAACGGTCTTTTTATGTGGCTCTATTTTTAGTTGAATCATATTATCTTTTTCTAATAATTTTAAAAAATTATTTACTTTTGTTCTTGACCATCTCCACCTTGTACACAACTTTCTAATAGATGTTATCCGTTGTCCTCGTTTAACCATTTCTAAAATTCCGTCTATTAGAACTTTTTTATCCTCGTGATTTACCATTAAGAGTAAATCTATCCAAGCTGATCTTTTGTCAAACTCTTCATCGTCATTCCAAATCCAGTTGTCATAAATGCTTCTGTGGATACTGACCCACCCTTTTTCTGCTGCCACATAATCACCACCTTAGCAAATTTCTATACTTACACCTGTAAGTTCTTGCAGGCTCTTTTTAATAAACTCAGCGTCGGAGTTATGGTCTGACAGATGCATGACGTATATCTTTTTGAGCCTTGATAGATTGCATTTTTTCAATAAGTCAATAGCAGTTTCTAATGACATGTGATTTTTCTTAATTCTCTCTCTTAGTTTGTCATTTAAACCTGGATTTTCATTGATTGTTTTTCTTACATAATTAATTTCAAGCATAAAGTAAGTTGGTTTAAAGTTATATATTGAATATTGAGTGTCTGTAATGAATACTAACTCTTCTTTTGCCAATTTGTCATAAATCACAAAGCCTACTGGCTCTTTAGCATCATGGATTGTTTTAAAAGGCTTGATTTTAAAACTTCCTATTTCAAAATCTTCATACATTGAGAATTGTTTAAAAGTTTTAACTCTGTGAGTATCAAGATTCAAGGCTTCTTTGGTTCCTGCTGTCATATATAGATCCACTCCAGCCTTAATTAAATCCTTACAAGCTTTTGAGTGATCGCCATGCTCATGACTTACTAAAACTCCGTCAATATCTGTAACTTTAAAATTTAATGCTTCTTGTATCTTTTTATAAGGAATACCACACTCGATTAAGAGTGCAGTATCCTCGTTTGAAACCTTGTAGCAGTTGCCTGAACTGCCACTTGCAATTATTTCAATTTCCATATCTTTTAAAATGGTGCTTCGGTTTCTTCGATGATTTCGCCAGTTTTGGGATCTACTGCTATAGTTTCTTCTTGACTGTTCATCTCAATCATCGCGTTTTCTTCTGTGGCTTTTAATACTTCTTCGTCTTCTTCTCTCTTAGCTGCTTCCTGAAATTCAGTAGTTAAAACTCCATATTTTGTAAGAAGTCTTCTAAGCACTGTCTTTTGTGCCATTTCGTCAAATTGGTTTTTCCAAGGACTGAAATCACTGCCGAAAGATTGAGAATATCTTTTTGCGTGGTCTGTAATATCTTCTTTGCTCATATAAAGTGCTTTTTCATATCCGTTTAAAAGTTGGAAGTAAGCAAAGTATCCAATGGCTTTGTCTGATTTTGGTTCTCCTACTATTTCAAAAGTTCCTCTTAAAAAGTCTCTTTTAATTTCCATTCCTTCATACATGATGCCTGCGTTCAAAGCCTTATATTGGCCACTTCTTTGTGCCATTTGGATATAACCTTTGTAGCCGATTTGAAATTGAGGTGTTAATTTGCCTTTGTTCTTAAAAGGCACAATGTAGGCATAGCCAAGACTTTTATTTATTGGCAAATTAAGAGTTGCTGCTTTTAATGCTTCCATAGCTACCTCTTTTGGGTCGCAGTTTTGCAAATAATTGTCGCCGTTGTATAAGTCAATTATTGAAGCTATAAATCTGTCTTTGTTTTCTTTAAGTGCGTCTGCAAATAGATTTTGCATTCCTTGATTCGCAAGTAAATTCTTCATTTGGTTAACTGGACTTAATGCCCTATTTTCTTGTTTTTGAATATTTGTCATCTTAAATCTCCTTCTTTCACGAAAATTCCGTCTATTGTTTTACCTTTTCTATCTTTAATTTTGTTGTAGGCTCTATCTAAGCAGTCAACTGGATCTAAGTTTAATTGGTTGCATAAAATAATTAGAGTAACGAATATATCGCCCATTTCAAGTTGCATATTTTCTTGCGTTTCTATTTGCTCATAATCAGAATAAACTTCTTCTTGTGTTTGACCTATTCTGGCTAAATAGTCCATCTCACTTTTAAATTCAAATACTTCTTCTATAAACTTCATAAATTGTTTTTTCGCATTTTCTATGTGGAGTAAGTCTTTATTCTTTGCCCAATCAAGGACCTTTTCTCCTAATTCTTCAAAAATAGTATTTTCACTAAATTTAATATGGTTTAAATCATTAAGGACCAAGTCAACACCCTTTTGATAATTTTCTACACTTTTGATATCTAATGAATATGCTTCAGCGTGTTTGCTATCGCTTTTATAAGTTAAACCTTGTATCTCTGCTTCAGGATTGCAGTAAATTAGTTTCATAATTAAATCTTTTACTTTCATTCTTCCTCCTCAATTTGTTCAATATTTAATTCACCACTCATTAATTTTGGTAAAAGTGTATCTCTGAGTTCTGCTAAATACATATTTTCCACGTTATTTAAAAACATAATATTAGCTTTCCAATCTTGGTAAATACTTTGCAAAATCTCTGAAAAAAGTTCAGGGTCATTGTTTTTAAATTCAAATTGGTTTTTGTTTTTAGTTAGTTGAAAATAATCATCTTTTAAAAGGTCTGTCCCTGAAATCTTTTTAACATTCTTTATTAAGACTTCATCAATTTCTTTTTGGTTTTTATAATGCTTTATAAGATTTTTAAAACCTAATTTCTTCGCTAAGGTTTCGTTTATAACAAGCTTCAATTTATTTTTATGTCTTCTGTATAGATTGATGTCTTTAACTATGTCCTTTATATCTCGCCTTTCTTCTTCAATGTTTTCAAAATCTAAATATCTCGCAGGATTTAAGATATATCCTTGTTTTTTAATTTCTTCTGTCGGAACAATTTTTGATAAATTTTTATATGGTTTAAAATTTTTTATAGCTTCAGCTACCCCTTGGATAGTTTCATCGCTTAAAATGTTTATGGTTTTCTTATAAGTTCTTTTAGTGTGTGAATTACCTCCTAATTGCCCATTTTGTTCTCTTATTTGTTTCTGGCAAGCAGAAGTTAAATCAATCATTAAAATATTTTCTGTTGGCTTTTTTTGGACTATTAAAATGCAAACGGGGATTGAAGTAGATTCAAACATTCTTTCTGGTAGACTTATACAACTTAAAATATTTCCGCCATTTACAAGTCTTTTTTTTATCTCGAGCTCTGCTTTAATATTTGTTGAAAGTATTCCTTTTGGCAAAAGAAAGCAGGCTTTGCCTGTGGCAAGTTTTAAACCAATTTCTACAAATGCAAAATTAGCATTAGTGTTAAGAAGTTTTTCACTGATATCCCAGTCATTTTGCCCATCTTCAAATTTTAAATTATATGGCGGGTTACTGATTATTTCTGACAATTTTAACCTCCGAAAATTTTTCACTTTGTTTTAGTTCATAAATTACAAACTTTTTATTGTTAAATAAATTTTGGTGATACACCCTGCCCTTTATATTTCTTACACATAAATTAAAAAGTAAAAAAGGAATTACAGTATCATCAATTTCGTAGCAAATAAAGGATCTGTTGGGATTTAAGCTCCAAGCTTGAATTGTTAAGGCTCCCGAGCCTGAGCAAAGGTCTATAACTTCATCTGCTCCTTTAGTTATTTCTCCTAAAAGCTTAGCTAAACTTTCAGGTGTGAAATCTTGACCCAATTCTTTTCTATTAGCGAAATAATACTGGTACACTTTTTGTAAATAATCAGTATTTAAATTTCCATTAACAACATTTAAATAAGCATCAAAAACTTCTACGTCTTTGTTTATTACTGCATTAAACAAAGCTTTAGGTATTTCTTCCGTCTCATCTATTTTTAAAACTTTTAAAAGTTCATTTAATAATTTTGAAAGTTCCATGATATTAAAATGGTATATCGTCATTATTTACTGGGAAAAATCCATCATCACTATAATCATCTTGCTTGTTATTACTATTTCGGTAATTTCCACCATCAGTATTATTTTTAGATCCAACAAAAGTGATGGCATTCACCATGACATCAGTTGTATAAATTGTTCTTCCGTCTTTCTCGTATGAGCCTGTTTGTATTCTACCTTCAACTCCTATCTGACTTCCCTTACTGTGATAATTCGCTATGACTTCTGCTGTACTTCCAAAAGCTACACAGGATATAAAATCTGCTGTCGGCTGGTTATTTCTTTGTGCCTCTTCTTTCTTGTCTTTACTTAATTTTCTGTCAACTGCAACTGTAAACCTTAAAACTGCCATTCCTGATTGGCTGTATCTAAGTTCAGGATTTTTTACTAATCTTCCAATTAAATTCACGTTATTCATTCTTTTCCTCCAAAAACCTCTGGATAAAATCTATCCCCATATTTTAAAATTCTTTCTATGTCTTCTTTTAAATCTTGACCGTAGCCTGTGCCTATATAAAATTTAACTTCGCTCTCTGTCTTGACTTTAACTATTCCAATCACAGGAATTTCAGCGGTGAAAGGTGTATACCACCAAGCATCTAAAACTTCACTCAACTTTAAGCTCCTTATCTTTACTGACTATCAATCTCACTAACTGTGCATCTGTCTTAATCAGCTTATTTACGCTTTCTGCGTTGTCTATAAATATTGGTACTTTTAAATCAAGCCTATCTGACAGAGTATTAATCACATCAAGACCTGCGTTTATCTTTGCCGCGTTGTTTAAATCACCGTAAGGCACACCACCAAGAGTTACTTCGCAAGCTTCAGTTATTCCGCCATTTATTTGATTTTCAAAAAGCTTAAATTTAACACGGTTAAAACTGTTATTGATTCTGCCGCTTACTAAATTGACGTATGTTTTTGTATATTCTTCGCAAAGATAAATAATTCTTTGTTGCTCCTCGTAAGACTTTGCAAGGTCTTTTTCTTGGCTTTCAAGCTCTTTAATTCTCTCGTCAATCTTATCGTCTTGTCCTTGCAATGAAAGCTCTCTATTGACTTCATCCAACTCTTTATTAAGCTCGTCTTTTTTCTTTAAAAGTTCTGTCTTGTCAGTTAAGGAAAAGCTATTTAATCTTTCTTTGGTTTCTGCTATTTCCTGGTCAATTTCTTTAAGTCTTTCAGGCTCTGTCGGCAGGTCTTCTGTCTTATATTCCTTGACCACATAAATTGTTTTTTCGCATTCTTCAATTTTTATCTTTAAATCTTTTGCTTTTTCTTCAATACTTGTTAATTTCTCAGATTTTTTCTTATTAAAGTTGGCCATAGTTTTTTCAATTTGGTCAGGCAATAAATCCTGCCCGCAAGTTGGACATTTAAAATTTCCTTGATATTGTTCTTTGTGGACTTCTTGCCATTTTTCCCTAGCCTTTTCAACTAAATCTTTAAGCTTTTCTATATTCTTTTTAGCTTCTTCAATTACTAATTTGTCATGTTCTTTTTCTTGTAAAATTTTTTTATTTTTAAGTTTTACTTCTAAGCATTTATTTTGGTATTTTTCTGTTAGATCTGTTTTCTCTTTTTGAAGTTCTGTAATTTTCTCTGTTATCTCAGTCATGCCCTCAGCCATTTTTGAAACATCTGCAAGTTTCGTGTCTATTTCTTTAATCGCTGGCAGGATTCCTCTTTTTCTAAAATCTAAAGCACCAAAATCTATATCTTTAACCTTAGATTTGTTTAGTTCGTCAATCCTTGCTGGTATAGACTCAATGTCCTTGTTGATTTTCTTGGCTGTGTCTTTTGCAATTTTCTTTAATTCATCTACTGTATAGTCTTTTAGATTTAACTCTTTTAAATCCTTATTCTTTGCAATTATGTCTTCAGGCTTTACTTCGTCTATTAGTCCTAAGATGACTTCTCGTCTTTTGTTCTTGTCTAAAATTTGATTGAAGTACAAAGGATTTGAAAGCAGATTGAAGTTGTCTTCAGAGATAACACTTGAGATTCTGTCTGTGTACTCTTTCTTTTTAACTGGTACAGCGTTCATATAGTAGTCGGTAGTGTGGCCTGTGAATTCTGCTTGTGTAGATCCTCTTTTCTTCGTCCAGATTTCTTTGTAGATCTTTTTCAAAGTGATTTCTTCATCATCAAATTCCAGAGTACCCTCAACCATAGATTCTAAGTTGTGGATCTCTTCGCCGTTTTTGTCATAAGGCTTGATTGCAAAGTCTTTGCGATTTAAACTGTCCTTATCCCATAGTAACCAGGAGTAGGCATCAAAGATTGTTGTCTTACCTACTGCGTTATCGCCACTTATATTTGTTAAATCTTTAAAATCTATTGTTAAGTCCTTAATTCCTTTAAAATTTTGCAGTTTTAAAGTTTTAATTTTTATTTTCATTTAAGCCTCCGCAAAAAACATCTTTAAAAGCTTCTATATCTCTTAGCATGACTTCTGCAAGATAGTCGACAAATAAGTCTTTAGCATTTTCTCCGCTATAATAGCTTTTAGATATGATAGTTTTTAAAGAACTTTCTTTAATGCTTACATTTAAAGTCATTCTTAAATCATCTTCAATTTTTCTTTTCTCTTCATAGCTTTGAGCGTCTTCAAATCTTTCAAAAAGCGTTCCGTCAGATGCTTTAAAACATTCTATTTTTTTCATTTTCATCCTCCTTGTGTTATAATAGAGGCAAATAAATGTTTTTTTACTTATTTAAAGTCCTGTTGTTGGTAGCTGCAGGGCTTTTTTCATTTGCCTCTCTCATATATCAATCTCCTACAAATGCAAGCAGTGAAATTAAAAGCACCATAAAAACTATGGCTTTTAACCCTACCCAGATGCCTTTGTTAAAATCTATATAGCTTCCATTTTTAAAAACTAATTTCATTTCTCTCACCTCATTCAATGATTTCAACTCTATCAAGTGCAAATTCTAATAATTCGCAAGTGATCGTTGAGTAATCTTTATTTACGTTTTTTGCTACAGATTTAACTCTTTCAGCTACATCTGTGGTAATTCTTAAATATGCATTAGCTGGAGAGTAGTTCTTTTGTACTTTCAATATTAGTTTTTCGTTTTTATCCATTTCTGCTCCTTTCTTTATTTGCTATAATCTCCATAAGGAGATGATTAAATGCTTTTTTATCACGTTAATAGAAAAACTCATTTCAAAGTAAATGATGTGTTGAATTACTTGTCGTTACCTACAAACTCAAATCCAGAACTTTTGGAATATTGCCAAGACCATTTCCCTGAAGGTCTTAGCCAAATGGGTTATAAATATTCTTCATACATAAACCCCAGCTCTGTTGAATACAGTTCTTATACTTCTGAAGTAATCTTAGAAATATTTCGTCAAAAGTCATTCTCAAACTTGCCTTCCAGGTTCCAAAGTGTTTTTTGCTCCTCTTCTATAAAAGAAGCCACTTTTTGGTACAAACAATTAAAACTTCAATCAGCAAATATATTAGTCTTTGAGTCGGATCATATTTATAAATTCGATGCTGCTTGGCGTGACATTATTGCCGCAAATTTAAGTATGTTTTCAGTAGAAATGTTTGCTAATAACTATTGGAATGGAAAAATCTTTGAAAAAAGTCCTCGAATTGAATACTTGTTACCATTACCTTTAAAAATAGTTGATATTTTACCCATCAATTAGTTCTTTGATATGGTCCAAGCTTTTTTCTAAACATGACAATGAACAAAAATTATATTTAGCTGGGTTATTTCCCTCACGAGCATCAATTTCTAATGAATAATTAATTTTTGTTTTTTTCATTCCAGGCACTATTAAAGTGTGTTTGTAGTAATCACATCCTTGAATTTCTACATCTGGATAATATCCCTTAATTACTTTTCCACATCCATCGCATTTAATTTCTTTCATTGATTCACCTTTCTTTTTGTTTCTGCACTCACGACCATTATTATTTGGATAGTAAGAAGTAAACTACTGTAGTAGTTATTACACTTACTAAAATATTGATTAAGAAACTTAATATTTCACTATTATTACTATTTTTATCTTTCATTGTTTTCCATGTTCTTTCCACTCCTCATATTCTGCTTCTGACATATCTAAGAATTTTAATAATGGTCTTAGCCATATAAAATAGCTCCATTCAATTTCGTGCTTTACTGCTACTCCGAAAGGAAAACAGTTTTGTTTTAAACCCTGCGTTAAACTTTCTTTTGTTATGCCTAATAATTTATAAGCTTCTGTTACTGGTATTTTTTTTGGTAACATTCTGTACACCTCTTTTTCTCCCGTTTTTCGGTAGTGTTTGAGTAAAAAAAATTACTCATCGTAATTTCCGTCATCTACAATAGGAATCTCTACTATAGATGGATCTATACTATACACTTCAGTACATAGCTTATCAAAATCTATAGCTTTAATCGGTACGATCCCTCGCTCCCAGTAACTCACAGCTTTTGGACTTTTTCCTATTTTTTCTGCTGCTTCTCTTAAAGATAATCCAGCATTTACTCTAGCTGCTCTTAAAGTTATTGTTGTAACCACGTTTTCTCGCCCCCTCTCATCTTAGTACAATGCAAGTATACTCCCTTTATTCGGTACTGTCAACCCTTTATCGGTAGTTTTTTTTCTTTTTTTTACTTTTTTGTTGTTTTTGTTACCTAAAAGGGGTATTATATAAGTAAGAAAGTGAGGTGAATCAAATGACTGAAAGTAGAAATGATATTTTAGTTAAAAATCTTTTATATTATTTAAACAAGTTGGATCTAACACAAACTGAATTTGCCAGAGAAATGAAATATCCTGAAACAACTGTTTCAAACTGGTTTAACAAAAATACTTATCCAAGGCCAGATAAAATACAAGAAATAGCAAACTATTTTGGAATTAGAAGAACTGACCTAACAGAAAGTAGTGAAGAACCACAGGCGCCACTAAAAAATGCTCAGTCAATTCCTATATTAGGAACTATTGCAGCTGGAAGCCCTATATTAGCAGAAGAGAATATTGTTGATTACTTTCTAATAGACAGCAGAGTACGTGCAGACTTTGGGCTTTGTGTCAAAGGTGATTCAATGGTCAATGCCAATATTTATGACGGCGATATAGTGTTTATCAGACAACAACCAACTTTAGAAAATGGCGAAATTGGAGCAATATTAATAGATGACGAAGCGACCTTAAAAAGATTTAGTTTAACCAACAATAGCATTATTTTACAAGCAGAAAATCCCGATCTGACAGATTGGCCAAGAGTCTACACCAGCGGAAATATAAGAGTATTAGGAAAGCTTGTTGGAGTTTACAGCAAGAAAGATTAAAGAGTGCATTGCGCAAGCACTCTTTGTCTTCTCTTAAAAAGGAGGTATTTCATGAAAATTGGTATGAGAAAGCCAAGTATTAAAAAATCAATTTCTTCCAGAACTACAGGAAAAATGAAAAGAGCAGTTAAGAAATCAATCGATCCTACTTATGGAAAGAAAGGTGCAGGAATAGTTAAGGATCCAAAGAAATCTGTTTACAATAAAGTTTATGATAAGACCACAGTCGACATTAGAGATTTAATTTCTAGCTCTGAAGATGATGATTTCAGTGAATACTGTAATAATTTAGAGCCAGTACCAAAAGTTAAGATACCAAAAGGCTATTATAAAATATATAAGTTCGTAATATTGCCTGTAGGAATTATTACTTTTATACTTTCGCTACTTACTAAAGATAAAACAGTTATGTTTTTAAGTTTTATACCTATTGTCATTTCTTTAATAGTGATAAGAAGTTATAAAAAAGAAAATAAATAATATTTTATGATACAAAAAAAGAGCCCGCATAAAATGCAAGCTCTCCAAAACACTAAGTGTTTTACTTCCCAAAAAAATTATATCAAAAAGATGAGGTGATTAAAATGGCAAAAAAGAATTTTATTGGATCAATCACAAAATTAAAAGGCAATAGATCTAAAAAGTATTGGGTGAGAACTCCACCAGTTGAAGTCGCACCAAATGAATTTAAACAAATTTCATTAGGCACTTTTCAAACTTTAAGAGAAGCTAAAGAAGCTCTGCAAAATTGGCAAGAGTTGTGCAAGAAAAAATCTGAAAAGAAATACACACTTAAAGAGGCCTTTGATCTATCTATTAAAGAACTTTACGAAATAGGCAAAACTTCTGAAAGAACTTTGGAAAGTTATGAAAATGACTTTAAGAGGTTAGAGCCTCTGTGGGAAAAAGATGTAAAAACAATAAGTACAAGCGACTATCAAGATGTATTCAATAATCTTATTAACAAAAAAACTGGAGAAGTTTTAGGCCAATCAACCAAGCAAAGAACTAAGGTAGTTTTGCAAATCGTATATTGGTACCTTTTAAAAGAGGAGATCGTGTCTTTTGATGCTTCGCAAGGAATTATTGTATTTTCTCAAAAAAAGCCACAGACCAGAGATTCTTTTACGAATTCTGACATTGAAAAATTATGGCAAAACGTATTTAAAATTGATTATGTAGACAGCATCCTTTTGATGACTTATACAGGCATGAGGCCCTCTGAAATGATACAATGTACTATTTTTAATACTTCTATTGAAAAAAGAAAAATTGAAGGAGTTGGAGTTAAAACTGAAAAGGGCAAAAATAGGATTATTCCTATTCCAAAAAAATTATTACCAGTAGTCAAAAAAATGATAAATTCCGCAAATAAGAACGGATATTTGTTAAAAACAGTAACGGGTGAAAAAATGAGCGTAGATAACTACAGCAAGAAATATTTTAAAGAAGCTTTAGAAAAATGCGGAATTAATTCTAATAAGTTTGTGCCTTATTCATGTAGGCACACCTACGCAGAGCTTTTAAGAATTAATAATATTGACAATAAAACCCAAGCAGATCTTATGGGCCATGAAAAAGAATCTACTACAAAACTATATCAGCCAGCCAGACTTGATATTATGCTTGATGCAGTAGATTCTATATAGAACCTTTTGTAACTTATGTGTAACGTATCTGTAACGTATCCTCTCAAGATTGTGCCAGATTTCCACAACAACAAAAGGCTTAAAA